AGAAATCGCATCCAATAATACAGATTTTCCACATCCATTTTTTCCAATAATCAAATTTGTGGAAAATTCTGATAAATTAAATTCAATGTCTTCAAAAGATAAGAAATTTTGTATTTTTATATGTCTAAACAGTATCATTTGGAATGCCACTCTTCGCGCAATTCTTCTAACTGTTCAGGTGTAACAACGGTAAATTCTGGTGTATCAGTTGCACCAGCGGTGAATGGCAACAACTCTTCCTCTTCATCATTAATAAATCTTGGTGGATTTTCAGAAACTTTAGATTTAACAATATTTTTTATTTTATTTAACAACGGGTCTTCATTAGAATCATTAGAATTAGAATCTGTTTTAACATCAACTAAAATAGAGTCTTCTGAATTATCAGATAAATACCGTTTAAAACCAGACATAACAGTATTAATAACATCTTTATAATCAGAAACAAACCAATTCTTTTTTATACCAATATTATCTATTGTAAGAGTAGTATTACCTTGTGTTATTTTGATATACATTATTTAATTTTCCTTTGCAATCTATGTAAGGTCTTTTTAACCAATTTTTTATCGTTAGATTCTATACTATTTATTGAATCTACACAACTGATTATATTATCTATTGAACTTGCATCATTATTTATAACTTCTTCAGTTGAAACTATAAAATCACTATATACAATAGATAAATTAGCAGGTGTGCTATATTTCTTAACCATTTTTATAAAAGTTTCAGCTTCTTTTATTGTTACACCCGATATATATAGTTTTACATATCTTTCATTAAAAATATTCCAGTCAGGAATATCCTTAATATCATTAAAAATATAATCAATAAATAATTCATTCGGATTTTCAATAAATTCAACTTCACCACTTGGTATTGAAATTAAATTAAATCCCCGTTTACTATGCAAATCATTAAATGTGAATTGACAAGGTGCGCCCAAATACTGAATATTACCCTTTTTCGATGGTGAATGATAATGTCCTGAATATACCATTTTGAATTTAGCAAAAATATCAGTTTTCAAACCATCAATACAAGCGATTGATTTTTCATTCATTGAAAATCCATTTATTTCAAAATGTCCTATACAAAATTCTGCATCTGAACCAAGAATATCATTCTGAAATTTTGCACCATGATATAACCAAGGTACTATACATATTTTTGTATCATTTATTGTAATATGAGAAACCTGTCTATCAGAAATACGAATATTTGAATATTGACTTAATAATAATCTAGGTGTATTTACATCATTAGTATTTTTATAATAAACATCATGATTCCCGACCAATAAAATTACTTCATAATCTAGTAGCTTATCAAAAAATGCTTTTTTAAATGTTGACAATGTATCCAGATTGATTATAGCACGATTATCAAACAAGTCACCAGCAATGACCACTGTTTTTATATTTTTCTTTTTAAGAGTTGGAAAAAATGTATATTCAAGAAAATCTAATTGATTATTTAATATATAAGAATTGTTATTTCTTGCTCCAATATGAAAATCATTAATTACCGCGATTTGCACTTGATTCATTTTTTTACCTCATTATCATTATAAAGAGGGCAATCAAAATAATTATTATCATGCATTATTTCAGGAATAACATCAAATGATTCATAAATATCAGATTCATTAACATCATACGATGAATCATTGGTAGCTTCTAATAATTTTAATTTATCTTTGTCATTCAATTCTTTCATTTCTTTATCAATTCTGCGTAAAAATGTACACCACGTCGCTTGTGTCCAGTAGGAAAATGGGTTTTTTGTGGTTTCTGGATTAAATTTATCAAAATATTTAATATTATTTTCAAGCGCATCTGAAATCATATCATCACGAAAACCTTCATACATCGGCTTCATAAATTTTTTGTGAAAAGTTAGATTATGTGCTAGATTATACAAAATTTCGCCAATTTCATCTGAAATCGGTAAATCAGGTTGGGTTTTTAACTGTTCCTGTCTTTCAACTATTAATTTATAGAATCTATCATTGTCAATATAATGTGTTACATTATCATTTTTACTCATAGTAAGTCCTTTTATATATGAATTATTTATAACTTTATTATAACATACTTTTTATAAATAATCAAATAAAAAATATTTTAAAAAAATACTTGACTTTTATAAATACGTCTATATAATGTTTAAAAATGTTACAAATTTTATTTTTATATATACTTTTGTAATATTCATCAACAAGTGAAGAAAATCTCAAGAGAACTAGACCCCGTTTTAAAATATCGGTGAGATTCACAAAGACCTTAGCCTGTTTCTTGTGTGCTAAACGATGTAACAAACATGAGCGAGAATGGCAAAGCTGGAATGCCACAATAAAATAATTACCATGCAGGATATAAAAGACAGAATTGAAGTTTGTTTGATAGCAAAATTCTGTTACCGCTGTTATAAGTTGGCTTATAAAGGGAGACCGGATAGCCCCCCCTTCGACAATAAATCGTTTAGCCTATCAAACCGCTCAATGGTTAGTAGTTGTAATATTAACCATTCCAACCAATATATTGTTGAGTTGAAAGTGTGTAACTTGCCTATGTATTAGGTAAGTTGCGCTCTTTCAACCTTCAAACAATATTATACTTATTATTTAAAATAACGATTAACGTATATTTATCATAAATATAAAAACCACTGAGCTTTAGCGAAGGGGTTTTTATATTTATGTAAATTGCCAAATAAATAGCGTAAGTTATTGATTTAAGTAATTATGATAAATCGACGTTAATCGTTCTGTTTCTCGCTTTCAGCTCGAAAGGGAATTCCCAAAAAACGGGAATTCCTACAATTTTGGATATTTTATTGTTTTTGTGTTGAATAAAAAGAATGATTAACTTCAACAAAAAGAGAACAACTTGCATTTTTTAATTGATTATGTTATTATATAAATGTAGGGAAAGGAGATATTTTAATGAATATTAAATTTAACAAGTTGGAATGGGAAATTCTTTTGCATAGATTAGAAATGCCTGATGCAATTGCTGATTGTCTCACTTCTGAAACACCAGATTCATTTGATGAAGTTCTTTCTGAAATAGAAGCTATTTCATTAATCAATCATGAAATAGAAACTGGAACTTTTGAACATACAATAATAAAAGAATGTGCTGAAGGTTCAACTTATTTCTGTAACATTTTGGATTCAGTTGCAGTTGGTGAAATTACAAAAGCAGAACACAAAGCAAGACTTCGAGCAATGAAATCACTTGAAAAAAAGTTAAATGTAGAAATACCAACTTATCACTAATTAATAAAATGAGATACTTATGAGTATCAAGGAAGTAAATAATGAACATCGACTTACAATCATATCTAACTGAACATCCGGAATTACTAATTAGTTCAATAAGATTTGATGGACATTTTTTTCCAGATGCAGGTGTGTTTAGAATAAATGATGAAATGCTAGTAATCAAATATTCAGAATCATTTAATATAAAAAATATACATCATTTAGATACATATCTTTTTAATAAAAGTTTAAATGCTTGGGAAAGTACAAAAAAAGGTCATATATTAGAGCTTTTTAAGTCGATTGAGCCATAACCTAAAGCACTGAATTAATTAGTATTTTTGATTTAACGCGATTTAATTTGCATTTATATATTTTTAGAGTATAATCCCCCTAATAATAAAAAGTGTAAATTCTGTATGTTTATTTTATTAGTTAAATCAATATGTTATATACAGATATTTTAATTAAATCGCGTTAAATTGATAACACAAGGAATTTTCTAAAATGGCTGTTGATACTTTTGACGTTTATAAAATGTATAAAACTATACAGTTCCATTTTAAATTGAATAGTAGTTATGATTATAAAAAATACGGTATGAATGGCTTAGTTCATGTTGCAAATTGGAATAAATTTTTAGCATTGAAGAATTCAGAAAAACGTGTTTATACGAAATTGGCAAAAACTTATGGCACGATTGAGAGATTAGAAGAGTTTTTCTCAACATCATTTGCGGTAATCGGTGATGTTTCTTATGTTGGAGAATTATTAAATAATAGTGTTTTTTCAAAAGTTATACATAAGCATGATAAATTTTTATATTCTAATAGAATTTTTACTAATGATATTCGCGGATTGAAGACAATCTTAATTAACAATAATATGGAATTTAAACAATTATTTAATGATAGAGGTGATAATGATGTGCCTTTTATTGAGATATTACATATTCAAAGAATCATAACATTTGAGACATTAGTTGTTTTAAATAAGATACTAAAATGGACTGAATTAACAAAATCCACTAATGTTCAATGGATAAAAAGTAAAAACAATATTGAAAAATATGAACCATTTATGCCAATGAATTCAGATTATCTAAAAATAATTGAAAATAATATTTGACATTGGTTAAAAAATTGTATATATTAATGAAAAAGTGAAGTAATCCACTATAACAGTTACATCCGATAAATAAAACATGGAGTTGTAAAGAAAATGGACTTTAGTAAATTAGTTAAAAAGAAAACATCTGCAAAACTGGCACAACGAATCAAAGAATCTCAACAAAATAAATATGATGACCCTAATGCTTGGTCTTATACACTGGATAAAAAGGGTATGGCAAGTTGCGTTATTCGTTTTTTACCAACATCTGAAGCTGATATGGAGTATCAGAAAAAACTTGGTGTCGACGAAGATGCCTATGAACCTTGGGTGGAACGATTCGACCATGGATTTAAAGTAGGTTCAAAATGGTATATTAATATTTGTCCAACTACTTACACAAATGAAGATGATTGTTGTCCCGTTTGCTCTGATAATAGCCGATTGATTGATGAAACTGGCATGAGCTTTCAAGATTTGCCAGATTCACATCCAACTAAGCTTTTAATTCGTGAACGAAAACGTAAACAGTCATATTATGCTAATGTTCTAATCATCGAAGATAAAGAAGTTCCCGAAAATAATGGTAAAGTTAAAGTTTGGCGTTTTGGTTATGAAGTTTATAAACAAATTCTTGATAAGTTGATACCAAAGTTTGATGATGAAGAGTCTGTTGATGTTACTCATTGGACTGAAGGTTGCAATTACCGCATGAAAGTTTATAAAGATAATGGTCAAATTACATATAAGCGATGCACGTTTGATTCTCCAAGCCCATTAGCGAAGACTACTGCAAAAATGAAGGAAATTTGGGAGCAATGTCAACCACTACACAAATATATTGATGAAAGTGTGCATGTACCTTTTGACAAATTACAGGAACGCTTTAATAAAGTGACTGGAACGGCATCAAAAATTAAAACAGAAGAAAAGGATGTTGGTAATAATACACCAAATAATCCCCCTGTAAATGAATCACCTCAAAGCGACGATGATATACCGTTTGAGCCAGATGCACCCGATAATGACAATGATTCTGATGTAGATGATGAATTGAGAAAAAAACTTTTAGGGCAATAATATTGTAAGTGTATAAAAAAAGTCAAGATTTTTAAGTCTTGACTTTTTTTATGTCTATGTTATACTCAAAAT